TTCCCCTGACAAATGGAACCAATGAAGTTACTTATAACAATCTGAAAGCGCTAGGTTATCCAGTCTGTAACCGGTGTAAAGGTCAACTCAGAACTGATCTCGATCATCGTCCATTTTGTCCAGTTAAAGACACCAGTTGTCCTCTATTGAGCAAAATTTCCTAATGATTTTTAGCATTGATGACCTCTCTATTTTCGCACCATCGGTATCTTTATCAGAAGATGCCGCCACTGGTGCGATTTACTTTGTTCAATCAATCATTGAAGGCGATAGAGGGGCAGATCGACCTTTAGAGATTACCCGTCACCGGGAAAGACTAAGAGTTAATCTAAAATTCCAAAATTTTAGATTAACTTATGTCAGCATAAGTACTCCAATTATTAGTGATCCCGCACCAATAATTAAAGCTAGACTAGGCAATATTACCGATGGATTTAATCGGGCTATCGCTCCTGATAGTTGGCAAATTTTAGGTTCTAACGACTACATAATCGATATAGACGGGCAAATTCACCTATCTACTGCGATTGGTAGATCGTGGGGGTATGGCGGCTATCGAGGCTATAGTCGAGAGCCATATCCAGAGTTTTCCGAAGCTGATGTGGAATATTCCAGTGGCATTGATTTCTCTCAAGATACCCGACAAACAAAAGAGATAAAAGCATCTTTTGGCCGTATTTTAGATTGGGTATGTAATACTGGTTCTTTTAGAGGTGTTTCGTCAGTTGAATTGCCTTTTGAAGAGGCAAAAATCAATTATGGGACTGGTCAACTTGGTACAATTCCTGATGATTTGCTAATGATATTTAAAAAGTATCGCCCAATAAGATTATGAAAGCAATTTTTATCTGTCCACTTCCGCCGACTCTTAATGAACAAATAAGATACGCTCGTGCAAATAAATTTAAAAGCGCAACTACTAAAAAAGAATGGGACTTTGATATACAAAAACTTATTATAGAACAAAAAACTCCATGTTTTCCTGACAAAGTATGGATGCTTTACGAATGGCGAATTAAAAACTTTGGACGTGATCCTGATAATGTTTGTGGTAGCGCAAAATATGTTAATGACGCACTGAAAAAGACAGGAGTTATTGTTGACGATAATTTAAAATATATCTATGGATACGATTCAATATTCACAAAATGGACGAAAGACGAATTAAAGCTAACAATTAGTGATAAACCAATTCTAAAGAAAATTTTTATAGAGGATGATAATAGCAATGCTATATCTTAAATTAGACCCGTCTATTGTCTGTGTTTTAATTGTTTTCGCCTGCTTGATTCATTCTTTCTTTACTCCTGAAACTACTGACACCTACGGCAATGTTATCGTAGCAATTGTTTCAGGATACCTCGGCTACTTAAAAGGTTCCGATACTTAACTGCCCTGATCAAATCTTGCATAAAGTTTAATTCTCCGTCCTAGTTTTGCGGCAATTCCTAGCTGCTGGCTTGTCGGGGACTCAAACACATTTAACTGTCTGACAAGACCGATTCTGCCATTAATCGTTACCTGTAATTCTCCTGTACTCATGATCGGGAACGGGTAATCTTTAGGCTTTACCAATCTTCCCTCAAAATATTCACAATCGAGATAACTACCTTCTTGTACTTCTGCCACAGGCGGTTTTGACTGTTGCAACCAACAGGTAATTACTACAGACTCTATAGAAGATGCTCTCATAACTAGATTACCAACGGCATCGGTAATCATGGTAGAGCCTATAGCCACGGAAAAGGATAGAGAGGCATTAGCCTTAATTGTGGGATTTTCTAAAAACTTCCCCGCAACTCCAATAGCAGTGTCGAACATTTGTATTAATATAAATTCTTCTAATTTTAGTGTATCAAAATTATCTTGACAATTCAAGTAAGAAGGCGTATAGTTGAGTTATGGTAAATTTGTAGAAACAAGATAAAATTATGTCAAAACAATTACTGATAGATTTAACATTTTTCATGTTAAATATTGCGATAGTAGTTCTATGGGTTTCTTGGCTTTTCTTAGAAAAAAGTTAACTTATAAAGCCAAATAGTTATCTAAAGGAGGTACATCATGGACAAATCTAAGTTTCATAAAACCCCGTTATCTCTTGGAGTAAAAATGGGAACTACATTAAGTTATGCAGTTTTTTGTAACTACTGTGGTTTTGAAATTCAAGAATGTCCAGACATTAAAAGCATTGAACTGCTAAAAAATGTTATACAGGAAATTGTCGAGGTTAATCCGATAAAAAAGTACACGCAAGCAAACTGGAAAAATTGGATAAAAACCAGTCAATTAATTATTCCAAATTTTAATGACGTATGGGAGGAATTAAAGAAAATTAGGCAAAACTATTTCAGAAAAACAATACAAGAAATGTGGCGAAAAATGAACGACTTTGATTACAGTCAATACGAATATGATATATACGAAAAACGATGGGACGAGAAAGCGTGGGATGAATTTCAGAAATCATGGGAAAAAGATTGCAGAGAAAGACAAAGAAAACTGGCTAGAGAACTAGCCCACACTAACGACCTGTGGGAAGTTTTAGTAAAGACAAAGCAAAAAATCACCTACTCTCATTCCCTAACAGATAATTTAAGCGATCTTGATCCTTGGACAAGAAACTTAGTGGGAGTTGTTGATTTAGGCTCAGAAGACTCAAAAGAATCGTATATTGATTATTTAGTGGAGAAGTATCGGTGAAGCAAGTCTTATTCGATAGAAGATTAAAGACGAAAATCACTTGTTTTGACAATTTTTGGGAGGAGTTAGACAATGGAAGATAAATCACTAGAAAACTACATTTACGTTCCCATCGAACCAGAGTTAGCAAGAAAGCTTCTGGAAAAACATGAAAAAGACTGGGAACCCTTTGACGAATTTAACGGCTTTTATCATTGTCTAAAACAAACATTGGAAGACTTTGATAATAGATTTGAGCCTCAAAAAGAAGAGTCTGAATTTTAACTTAGGAGTAATCATGTCTCAACCTATCGAACTTTCTTTAGAACAGCAGTTCAATATTCGTTCTTTTCAGATTCAGGTAGAACAAATGAGCCAAGAGCAAGCGCAGGATTTCCTGATCAAGCTTTACGAACAAATGATGGTCAGAGAAAATATGTACAAAGCTTTTCTTAAACATCAATGGGGATTAAGTGATAATCTGCGGCAAAAAACAGAGTAATATCACAGTGCCAGTTATCGGTTATCGGATCAATGTACACTAACCCAAAAAACCAATGAGAACCATCTGGAAGTACCCTATAGATTCAACTCCTTGTCACGAGATTGAAATGCCTTTAAACGCAGAGATATTATGCGTTCAGTTGCAGAATAATATTCCTACACTTTGGGCATTAGTAGAAACAGAAGAACCTAAGAGGATTTTTGATATTTTGACTTACTATACTGGTAGCTATTGGATAGATAAAAAAGGACAATACATTGGAACTTATCAACTAGCTGGATTGGTATATCATGTATTTGTTAGACCTCATCCTGCATCTCCTTAGATAGACCTTTCGTATATTTGTTAAAGTTTCTGATCGCATCCCTAATATTTGCCTTTTGTAAAAAATTCTCAAATAAAGAGGGACTTATAACTATCGCAGAAATTGACAAAAGAATATTGATTCTTTTTCAAAAAGTAAGAGAATTGCTTGTCAATGAAAAAGAATCAATCAAAAAAACATTAGCAGAAATAAAATCTTTTGAACAAAGTAGAGGTAAAATCAATTATGACTCTTGAAGAAATCAACGCAAAACTGGACTTGCTTTTAGAAGAAATAGAAAACTGGAAACCTAAATCTGATTTATTTCTGAAAGAAATAGAAACTTGGAAGCAACCCAATATTAAAGAAAAGGAAAAAGCCAATGTTTAATGCAATCTACAAGCCCAATCAGTTGATTTTAGGCAGTGGCTATATTGCTATCTGTACAGGATGGACTCCTGCTAAGTCAGTAGCATCAAGACTCGATCCTTCCGATTATGCCGTAATTGGTAATCTTTATAGCGCGTCAAGGGGAATTAACTTTTTAGTCCGTAATTTATTGGCCAATCCTCACGTTCGTTATCTTGTTGCAATGGATTCAACCCAAGAAGACAAAAATTCTGGTAGCGTTCAATGTCTAAAAGACTTTTTTGAGAATGGAGTTTATAGAGGGAAGAATTATGTAGGGAAAGAGTGCTGGGTAATTGATTCTTTAGTAAAAGGATATATCGATATAGATATTCCTTTAAAAGTTTTAAATCAATTACGATATTCTATGATTTTAATACCAAATCTTGAACGGGATATAGATATAAAATCAATAGTAAAAGTAGGAAACCTTGGTTTGTGGGCAGAACCGATGGTTTTTCCCTACAACGAACCTACATCAGAGGTAAAACCCGGACCACGATATGGTCATCGGATTGAAGGTAAAACCATTGCTGAAACTTGGATAAAAATACTGCAAAGAGTCAAGACCACTGGCACTATCAGACCTACTGGGTATGATGGTAAATGGCAAGAATTAATCGATTTAATGGCGATAGTTACCGACGAACCAGAAGACTTTTATTTTCCAGAACCTAATTACTTACCTTTAGATAGAGAATATCTAAAGAACTATATCCCACAAATACTTGATGATGCCAATTATCGGGAAGGAGTTAAATATACCTATGGTCAAAGATTACGCTCTTGGTTTGGTCAAGACCAGATTAAAGCAGTTATCAACAAATTGATTGAAGAAAATGACTCAGCTAGTGCCGTTATGTCTTTGTGGGATAGCGGAAGTGGAAACCCCCAAAGTCTTACCAGTGGATGTTACAGCTTGGCTTTAAAAAGTCAGCTTTCCCGATCAAACGAGCTTTTTTTCGATTCTGACGGGTGGGAAATAGTACCAAATTCTATTGACCGAGGAGGCCGCTCGGTAGGCGATTCAGATCATAATCACAGCGGATCTCCCTGTCTCAATCATATCTGGGTAAGAGTAGTAGATAATGAACTGTCTTTAACAGCTACCTTTAGAAGTAATGATATGTTTTCCGCTTGGCCAGCTAATGCAATGGGATTACGGGCTTTACAGCATCATATCAGAGATGAAATTGCTAGTCAATCTGAGTACGATTTAACAATGGGTCCACTGATTACCATTAGTCAATCAGCCCATATTTACGATGACTGCTGGGAAACCGTACAACAGTTAATTGACAATCAATACCAATCAATTATTAGTCAAGAGTTTCGAAACTACAGCGACCCTGCTGGTAACTTCTTAGTAGAAACAGATGGCAATAATATCACAGTCAGCCAGCTAACTCCTAGTGGTGAATTTGTGGGAAAATGGGAAGGTAAGAATCCTTTGAAGCTAATCCGTCAAATAATTGCCGATTGTCCCAGTATTCAATCTTTTCATATCGGCTACCTAGCTAGAGAAATTGAAAGAGCATCTCAACTAAAAACAAATTACACTCAGGATAAATAAATGTCAACACAAATCATCCAAAAAGGACAATCATTATTAAAATAAAATCAAAAATTAGGAGTAAATAAATGACTAAAAAAGATTTCCCAACACTAGCAGTTCTAAGTATTACTAGCGGGCGATTACTGACACAACCAAGCCGAGCGAATAACGGCTTTGATCAGATATACGAAGTATTAGAATGGATGACTGACGATTTGCCAAATCGCACCAATTGGGGCGATTTGGCAGAAGAGTGTAAGCAGTGGATTTATCAATGGCATCCTGAGATTATCGAGGCAGACAAATGGATAGAAAACAAATTGACAGAAAAATGCGAAGTTGAGGACGTGAAAGATTGCCAAGCCGCAATGCTTGCAAAGTTTGGTGAGTGGATAGAAATATATGGAAATGCCTTTCCTTCTTGAATAAAAATATTGCTTACAAGCCCTTAACTCTACGATCAACAAACATCATGAATAGCCCATCTAAGAATATTCAGTATCTGATAAACGAGTGCAAGATTGTAGAAAAGAATTGCCTCTATACGTCCCAAGCTCATTTTGTCATGGCAGACAAAGCAGAATTTCAAGCGCGTTTATTTTTGATTGTACCTTCTTGCATTGCAGCAATTAGTGGCATTCTAACTGCTATCGGCTTTCCGGCATGGATTGGCTCATTTTCTGCGGTATCTGGACTTGTTACAGGTTTAGCGTCTGCTTTTGGCGTAGATCGGAAGGCTGGTTTGCACAAACAGGCTGGTAATGTTTTAACAGCACTACAACATGAAGCTCGTGCCTTGCATGAGTCATACTGGCGTGAGATACCGCATGAACAATTTGTTGCTGAAGTTAGGCGTATTCATAATAGATATAACTCATTGATCCAAATTTTAGAAACAACTGATAATTCAGCATTTGAAGAGGGAAGAAAAAAGATCGGCGATCACGTTACAGAAAATTCCACAAGGCTATCACAATTTTAAAAATCTGTAGGAGTAAATAAATGATTAACGTAATTCAAAGAAGTGGAGAAACTCGTCCTTTAGACATCACTAAAATTCGACGAGTAGTTGAATGGGCGTGTGAAGGGTTAGAAGTAAATCCCCTCGCTTTAGAATCAGGATTAACTTCTCGATTACGAGATGGCATTACTACGCAAGAAATTCAAGACAATTTAATCAATGTTGCCACACAATTGTTTTGTGTAGAAGAAACCGATTGGAAGTATGTAGCCGGAAGACTTCACATCTGGGGATTATGGAAAGATACAAGGATTAAAAGAGAATTTGGCGGCTATTTATCTCGCACGGTTTTCAGAAGATTAGAAGGAACCGACTACGCTAAATATGTCCAGTGGCAAGTGGGTAGAGGTATTTATGATCCAAAAATCACAGAAATCTATGACGAAAACGATTTAAAGATTGCGGGGGATTGGATATACCCAGAATACGATAAAGATTTTGACTACGCTGGTGCAATCATGCTGTCAGAAAGGTATTTGCTTGATTGTGAATTACCTCAAGAGGCTTTCCTGACTTGCGCTTTATTGCTTGCGAGTGTAGAGGAAAACCCAGAGAATAGATTAAGAATTGCGTTTCAAATTTACTTAGCTATAGCTCAAAGAAAAATCTCTCTAGCTACTCCAATTTTAGGCAATCTAAGAACCCCTAATGGTTCCTTGAGTAGTTGCTTCATCGTAGCAATGGAAGACAATCTAGAGAGTATTTTTAGCGAGATTACTAATACTGCTCGCATCTCTAAGAATGGCGGCGGTGTTGGGGTAAATGTAAGTAGAATCCGTGCCACTGGTAGCTCGGTTATGGGGAAAGCTAACGCTTCTGGTGGGATTATACCCTGGATTAAATTACTCAACGATACAGCTATTGCAGTCAATCAAGGGGGAAGACGAGCCGGGGCTGTCACTGTTGGGGTTGATATTTGGCATCTAGACGTGCCAGAATTTCTGGAAATGCAGACAGAAAACGGTGATCAAAGACGCAAAGCCTATGATGTTTTTCCTCAATTAGTTATCCCCGATGAATTTATGCGTCGGGTAGTAGATAAATCTGAGTGGACATTAGTTGATCCCTATCAAGTTCGGACGGAATTAGGTATAGAATTAGCCGAACTATGGGGTGAAAAATTTGAAGATGCTTACAAATTAATTGAAGATAATCTAGGGACAAAAATAACTCTCTACAAAAAAGTTAACGCTAGGGAGTTATTTAAAGATGTTATGCGCTCTCAAATTGAGACGGGTATGCCTTATCTTGCATTCAAAGATACCATTAATCGGGCTAATCCTAATAAACACGACGGGTACATCCCTCAAGTTAATTTGTGCTGCGAGAGCTTTTCTAATGTCACACCGGGTAAGACAGCCCATTGCTGTAATTTAGTTAGTCTTAATCTTGCTAACATTGACACTCCTACTGATTTATCAGAAATGTGTCATCTTGCTGTCAGGATGCTTGACAATACTATCGACCTCACTTGTCCCCCAATTGGCGAGGCTAAAGAACATAATGATAAATATCGAACGATTGGAGTTGGGGTTATGGGATTAGCTGATTGGTTAGCTAAACGTAAATTATCGTATAAATCTTTTTCATTTATCAACATTTTGTTTGAAAATATTAGCTATTTTTGTACTCAAGCTTCAATAGAATTAGCTAAAGAACGCGGACATTATCAAGCCTTTTCTAGCAGTGAATGGGATCAAGGTAAATTATTAGGGACTAAACCATTAGATTGGTTTAAGTCAAATTCTTACCATAAATCTCACCATTTTTATAAATGGCAACGACTAGCTTCTGATGTACAACGCTACGGGATTAGAAACTCCCATATTACCGCTATAGCCCCCAATACCACATCATCTTTAATTCAGGGTTGCACTGCCAGTGTTTTACCTGTCTTTAAACGAGTATTTACAGAAAAAAATTCAAAAGGTGCTATCCCTAATTGTCCTCCTTTTATTAAAGATTTTTTTTGGTATTATCAAGAGAATCAAAATCTTGATCAAAAGATTGTCGTTCAGGCAGTTGCTGAAATGCAAAAATGGATTGATACAGGGATTTCTATGGAATTACTATTTAACCTTAATCAGGGTGTTTATTTTCCTGACGAACCTAACCGCGTATTAACAGTTAAAGAAATTTACGAGACTCTAGTTTTAGCGTGGGAATCAGAATGTAAAGCAGTCTATTATGTACGGACTGTTCAAAAGGATAACTTTAAAGATAGCTGTTCTAGTTGTGCTAATTAACTATGAATATTACTTCTAATGTCATTAATGTCATTTTATGTATTGTGCTAATTGTTTTTTTGATCGTGTTTTATACAATTGGTTTTTTGTTGGATTCACCGAAACTCTCAAAGATTTTATCAATACTCGAAAAAGTCAATAATCATTATGGCAATAATAATTATTGACTTTCTAGCAACTATTGTATTAAGTATATTTTTACTTTATACTGCTTTAATTTTTGCTGTTGTCTTGTGTAGAGTGTTTTTTAGATTTAAGACTAATTTAATCTACACAGTTAAACAATTCAAATACTATTTAACAGATGAATATAATCGGATTAGTTCTTGTAAATATTATAACCCTGAAACCCATAAAGACTTTAATCTAAAATGTAGCGTAAATCCTTCTATTTCTTGTGTACAATGTAAAGACTGGGAACTAAAGTAAAGTAAAACTATGTCATTGATCAGTCTTAGCAATAAAATGCCCATTTCCCCGATCTTCAATCTGTCGGGAGATGATGCAATCGAAAACCGTTCGATCTGGTTTGGTAACGCCACCAACCTGATGCAATTAAACGATGTCCGCTACACCTGGGCGGTGGGTTTATATCAACAAATGCGTGAGAATTTTTGGATCCCGCAAAAAATAGATATTACTCAAGATATAACTGACTATAATAATTTAACTCTTGACGAAAGACGTGCCTATGATGGTATTTTGTCCTATCTAACTTTTCTTGATTCTGTACAAACCTGTAACATTCCTCACTTAAAATCTTGCGTCACAGCCCCAGAGATCAGCCTTTGTATGGCAGAACAGATTTCTCAAGAGGCTATGCACAATCAAAGTTATCAATACTTGATTGAGACTATTATTCCCTCAAACAAAAGGGCTGAAATTTATGATTTATGGCGCACCGATAAAGTTCTCAAGGATCGCTGTGAATTTATTGCTAGTTCTTATCAAAAATATATTGACAGCCCAACACAGAGTAATTATTTTGGTTCTCTGTGTTCTAATTATATTCTAGAAGGACTGTATTTCTATAATGGGTTCCAGTATTTTTATAATTTAGCTTCTAGACATCTAATGGCTGGAAGTGCCGATATTTTTAGGATGATTAATCGAGATGAATTGAGTCATGTTCGTTTGTATCAAAAATTAATTGTGGAAGCATTGCAATTATTCCCAAAAGAGTCAATTAAAAAAGGTATAGCAAGTTCTTTCTTGGAGGCTGTTAATCAAGAAATTAATTGGTCCAACCATATTATTGGTAATCGAATACTGGGCATTACTGAAGAAAGTATAGATCACTATACCAAATACCTTGCCAATATTCGACTAAAAGCCATCGGCTTAAATCCAATTTTTACCGAGGACAAATACAAAAAATCTCCTTATTCTCATTTAGAAAAATTCTCTGATACTCAAGGGGAAGGTCATACCAAATCAAACTTTTTTGAAGCTACTGTTACCAGCTATGTCATGTCTTCTGGCTTAACGGGATGGGATGATATTTAACAGCATCGCTCGATAAGACAGAAAGCCGTTAATAACGGCTTTTTTTTCGGTTGTGCTAAAAGGTGGTTATTATTGCCACTCTTATCTTGCCATGTGATAAATTCTGCTGGTGGAATACTAATTCCAGCTAAGTATTTTCTGTAATTCAATTTAAATTCTCCAAATATTTTCTGATTTTATTTTACCTTAAATATCAGAAACAAGAGGTGGACGATTTTTAAAAGGGTGATCTGTGATCAATCTTGAAAGCAAAAGCCCCTGCCATCGATGTGCAAAATAACCTTCTATCCTCTGAATATCTGGTATTGTCCAATTCGTCCACATTACTATCTCAGTAAAGCGAGAAGCAGAAAACAAACTATTATTATCGCGCCGACCAAAGCAATGCACAGAAGTAATACTGTCTTGGCGAGCGGGCGTAGCTTGTACGGCTCTCCCGTTTAAGTGCGCTCGCGTCACATTATTACCAATTTCGCCGTAAGCTCCTCCAATAATTGCATTATCGTAAAAAGATTGGGGTGTACCAGTTGGCGTATCGGCGTGCGGACCCCTTTCGTTATTTACGACTCTTATTGAACCAGCAACAGCCAAATGAACCTCTTGGCAGTTAGAACCAGTTAAGTCATTTCGCGACCAAATAAATGGAGGGTGAGAACTATTATTTGGATATCCAAAAACGGCAAAAATCGCTATATTTTGTGGTGAGACATTAGTTGTTAATAAACTATCATTTGTTCCGTCAAAAGTAATAGAAGGTCGTCCTGCAAAAGTGTCGTAAATAGGTCGGTTTCCTGCTGTTGTTTGAATCAAATGATTGTTTTTTCCGCTCAAATCATTCCATTGTAATACAGCCCCAGCTACTAAGGCAATAGTTTCACTAAGAGAAGCATCCCACCAACCCAATAGTTTAATACCAAGATCAGTGGGTGTCCATAATCGGGGGGGACTGGCATCAATTATTAGCATTAATTAAATTACAGACCTTTAAAAATCGCTATCAAATTAATTACTGCTTTTCTAAAGAAAGCAAATACTTTTTGTAGAAAATGCTGATTACTTCCACCCTTTAAGATAAAAATACTATTATTTTTATCGCAACCAAAAGTAGTATTATCAGTAGCGTCAAACCAGAGATAAAGTTTAGATTTTAGTTCTACTGGTGTCCACAATTGCGATTCTTGTGATTTTTTAGATTCAAACATAACAAAACTCCTACAAGAACTAATTATTAAAAACCGCAGACACTTTGAGAATCTGTTGATTCAGCAATTGAGCCAACAGATTCTCGTCGTTGAATTGTTCTGTCACTGCCTGCAAAATATCCGATTCAGAAATCGGATTTAATTTATCTCCAATATTAATAGAAAGTGCGAGTCTTGGAGCTTCCCCGAACACTGCTGCCGTCATTCCCAATTTAGCTACATTCAGCTTGACATAGGGATCAAAAACAATCATTTCTGATAGAATCCTTTTGTAAACATAAAATCGGACAGATGTATCATCGATTAAATTAGGCTTGATTTCACTATCAAAAAAAGCTGAATTAGTTGACATTTCATTGAAAGCCCCAGAAACATTTGTTAATGCAATTTGGTATCTTTCAATATATTCGGGACTATTTAAAAATAAGCTTTGAGCAATTAAACTATTAGGCATTTAAGTTAGCGACGGTGTTTCGCGAAAAATTAACAAAAAAGGGATACTCAATGGTCCACCAGTAACGCTGGTAATATCGAATCGAATTTCTTGAGCAGTAGTAATAATTTGTCCTTGTCCAGATACTGTAAAATTAGCCCGGGCAGTAGTAAGGGATAGGTTAGATAGTCCTGGTATTGCCCCAAAAGAAACACCACTACCAAAGCTAAAAGTTATTGTAGCACTTCCCGCAGAAGTGCGTAAGTTTCGCACTTCTAAAAGAGTAATTTCTCTTAGGAAAGAGGTAACAGGAATCTGCTCTGTAGCAGAAATGTTCCTAATAGTTACTATCTCGCTTTGCAACCGACTAGCAACCCATCGGGCTGTAGTAATCGAATCTAAAGTGTCAGTAGGCCCAAGAAATTCTTTCACAATACTAAGCTAGTAATTTGGCTACAAATCCATTCACAGAAGGTACTGCTGTAGAAGCAAAGGTTAGGCGAATCGAAGTATTACTTAATCTTTCTGTGAATACGCCTACAGTATCTCTATTACCGCTATTGCGAATTACTTCTACGCTGGGATTAGTATCAGTCAGGGTATGTGTGATCACAAACACCGTATTAGTGCCATCTCCAAAAGGATTAGTAGTTACTGATCGCCGTCTTCCAGACCAACTGGCAAGCAAGGAAGGGGTGACATATTTGGCTGTGTCTGTTCCCGCTTCTAATTCGGCTAAAGTAGCACGCTGTACTTTACCCGATGTGGTTTCACTTGCGTCAGGAATTCCGGCCCCATGAACTTGCCAGATTACGGGGGACGTTCCGAGTGTTACAGATTGAGTAATCTGCCTGTAAGTCACTCCGTCATCAGTATTTCCACTACCAGAGGCAACAGTTACAATCGCGTTTCTGAGTTCGGCTCCTGTACTAGCGTCAGCAGTGCGGGTAGCTGGAACAGAAGCTCCGTTCCAATTATAAAGTCCGTTCTCTGTGTTATTAGTTTGATTTGCGGCAATAAAGCGAGAATTGGCTAAACTCATAGTCACCCCACCAATTGTCGAGCCAGGAGCATTTAAATTGATATTTGATGGGGCAGAAGCAAATACTGCGTCTTTGTAATCAAACCCTTCTAGAAGAGCATTTAAAGTACCAAAATTAACTAAATCGCTAGGATTTTCTGGAGCAACAGAAGCCCGAATTTTTCCTTTAAATTCAGTGTCAGACCAAAATTCGATGAATGTCATGATTTTTACCTCGATAAAATTGCATAACCACTAAAGGGGCTACTAAAAATAATTTGAGTAGTATTTAAAGAAAGGTTTTGTACAAAAGCTTCTATTTTTACTCCTCCTGAACTAAAAACTTGAGTTTGTGGCTCAAAGTTCAAGCTGTGAACGATTGTCCAGATTGCAGAAGGAGTAGCTTGGGTGTGCTTATAAAAAGCACTTCCTTCTCCCGGACTACCGGGAGAACCCCGAACATCAACAGCAGAGCTAATTGAAGAAACTAATCCAGATATTCCAATATAACCACCCGTTGCTGGAGGAGTACCCGAACCTCCTATCCAATTAACTACCTGAAAAACCCGGCGATTACCATCAGTAACTAGGGACAAAACAGGCGACCATCCAGCACCTCCAAGAGTAGCTGAAACAATTACTTGCCTAGAACTTCCAGTTATTTCAATTGGCATCAAACTTCCCCCCTAACGACTACGGGAATTAAATCTAGTCCTAAAGGTTCAACAACGAGCCGATTAGCAATAGTTTTAGATGCCTCTAAGTCAGCTTGCCAGTAATCTCTTCCCACTTTTGGCTGCCCGATTTCCTTAAAAGCGACAGGAGTAACGTTCATCTCAGCAGTGATATTGCTATCGATAATTAAATGAAAATAAGTATAATTTTGATATTCAATTGGGTCTTCTCCCACTTCATTAGCAGGTAAAATAAAATTGCCAAATTGCAACCCATCGATCCGACCGACTGCTATGCGATCTTCTCCAAATTGCTTTGCTACATAAAAATTAATGTTCCATGTAGTAAAATCTCCCTGAATAAAAAACTCCTCATCCCAAGTCGATCCCTTTTTAATCTCAATAACAATTTCACTGGCAATCGTAGGATACAATTGCCCTTTAAGAAAATAATTACCAGTAAGGACTTTTTGAGCCATCGATGAGGTGCGTACTGTTTCTTGTATTATATCTTGAATTTTCTTTTTTGAGATATAATTAAAAGGAAAACATATTTACACCGCCGCGCTCTTTTATACCACCCGGGAGTGCGGTTATTTTTGTCTTGACAATTTTGCTAAGACTATGAAAAAATTTTTTTAAAGATTGACTTGGATTACCGCCCTACGAGGGAGCGGTATTTTTTTATCTATCCGTATTACATATACTACAAATACTACAGAGCGATTGTTAGATTGTAAATAGATTGTAGATAAGGTTATCTACAATCGAAACCCTTGCTGGGTATAGGCTTTAGACTTTGTAGATAATGTTGATGCCTTATAGAGAAAAAAGAAAAAAGAAAAAAGAAAAGAAGATGTATAGCAAAGTCAGCAATAAAAGTGATTAAACGCAAAACTGGCTCTATTGACAAAATGCCGTATTTTGGGCTAATTAGAGGATTTTAGAGGCGGGAAGTGCTTTATCGCTAATTTGTTCTTTTTGTGATTGATTGTTAATAACGTTATTAACAATCAAAATCCTTACCCCGACTAGGTTTTAGGCTTTGTAGATATTGTTGATGCTCTATAGAGAGAAAAAAGATAAAGAAAACAAACAAGGTCAACAATAAAAAAAAAAACAGACTCAACAGTAAAACAAAAAAATACACACGGGGTAATTATTAACAATATCTACAAAGAAGTACAGAAATAATGAAAGCTATATATATCAATACTTTTACCCTTTTTATCTTTGTTAATAAGGGTATTTACAACCTATTTACAAACTAACAATCTAATTAATCGAGGTCAGCAATAAAAACATAAAAAATCCTGACACGGGAATAAGGCTAACAATATAAACAAAGTCTGAAATCTATATATATCAAGGATTCCATTGTTAATATTCTTATCTACAATCTATTTACAATCTAACAACTAGCCAAGCTCCGAACATTAGATAATAAAAAACCTCTGTAGGGACTACAGAGGTTAGCTTTATCAGTTATGTACCAGTTATGGTGTCAATTTCTGTTTTTTATTTTAGCAGTAAACAACTTTGTTTATTGATTTTCCCCTAATATCCCCCCATTAACTCGATTTGTTCCTCTAGAGTAGAGTTCTCGCTCTCAAGCTTTTTAATTCGGTCTTTTAAGCCGAGGATTTCATCGATATAGTCAACTTCTCGATAATCCAATTCGTCGATTTTGGCAGTCAATTCAGCGACTTGAGAGCCAAGTCGCTTGTTAGTCTCAATTGCCTCACTTTTGACCTGAAAACCGGCTAAGGTGTGAAGGAATAAGCGAACGCCCAACTGCATTACTTTTAGGGCTAGTTCGTGATTTTCTTTAATTAGCCACTGGCAGATTAAATTTTCTGGGATCAATGCAACGGTTCGTAACCCACTTGCTGTCTCGATTTGAGCCTGTTCAAGACCCTTTTCACGCAAACCACTCATGGTCAAACGGCGAGAAATAGTCGAAGGTATTTTCCCCGACATCCGGGCATATCCACTAATTGAGGCAAAGCTCTCACCAGTCTCGGTATTAATAATTAATTCAATACCATCGTGATCAAAACGCTGTAAACTAGAATTAGTCATGATTTACTCTGTAGTAGTAATTGTGATGAGTCCCCCGTTAACGCGGGGGCATACCAATATTATACCGTATTTAAAATATGTCTGACAAATTTGACGGGTGTGGTGGGTATTCAGCAAAAATTGACCGATTACCGGGTATTCCTCCTGATTTCAAGTCGAATGTCGTCAAACCACCACAATCTAGGGTTATTGTTTTACTGAAAACCAGAGAGATCAGAGAAATCCCCGATGATCAGCTAGAGTCTTTCCTTGAGGAAAACCGAGATTTAATTCAAGATCGACAATCACCCAGAAAAAGACCGATTAGAAAACTTTAAAACGATGACACCTAAAGAAATTCTTGTCTTGCAGACTCTTTACAATAAAGAATTGTCGGGATTACAGATAATTGAATCTATAGCCAATACTAAAGGTAGAAGCCTTGATATTGGCTCGTTTTACCCTGTATTTCAGAAATTAGAGGAAAAAGGACTCATTAAATCTCGATGGGGAACCGAGCGATCTAACGATAGAGCCGGTGCTAGAAAAAGATACTATCGACTTACCCAATCAGGAGAAAAATCCCTTGCTGATATTCAAGGATTTGATAATTCTCTTAATTGGAATTTTACTTGATTAATGTGGGGTCTAGGAGTCGAACCTAGTGTTTTAGGCTTATGAGGCCTATGTGGAACCCATTTCACTCACCCCGCTTTTATAAGCTAACATATCAAAAAACAAAATGTCAAGTGTATTGTACTGATAAGTTTACTGTTTTTTGTTCTTGGCTTAGACCAGTCAGATAACCAACTATTTGGTTATTAAAGATTTGACTATTTCTAACTACAATACAGCCCGCGCTTCCAGGTACATTAGCGTCTCGATGTAATCCAAGTTCTGATCGAGAGAACCCTGATCCTTTGTAAGGATCAGGCGTAATATGAAAAAACATCCCCTCAACACCTTTTGTATCTAACCAATATCCCCTAGTATTGATTTGCCAATGATTCCCTTCTGGTATTTGTCCCTTGCCTACAATTTTTTCAGCACCTCGGTATTGATACCCAATTGCGCCACTGGTAGCCACTACTTCAATTTCCTTATTATCTCCTCGATAAAATTGCAAAATTCCTTCAATCAACTTAGGAGATCGACTTACAGGAAACTTAAAAACGGCTGTCACGGGTAAGGTATTAGGTAAATCAGATAAATCCCAATGCGGCTTGAATATCCACCAATCACCTGCGCTGTAGCTAAGTTTTACTTGAATGTGCAATCCATATTCAGATAAAACTTTATCTACAGGATAATTTCGATTTTTTTCTACAAAAATTAACTGATCTTCTTTCAAATCAGACACTGAGTCTGGAGTTTTTTTCAGATAAGTGTTAAATATTGCTGTAATTTGCTTCATTTGTCCTAGCCTACATTTTCCTTAATTCTAGCTTTTCAATCAATCCGATAGACAATTTCGTTAGGCTGTATCTCGTACCTATCACAGATTGCCTGCAAAACTGTGATAGACGGCAAGTGATCAGGATTCTGAGATAGCTTGTATCCCGTGGACATCGCAATCCCTGTTTGCTGAACGAATTTGTAGATTGTGATGCCTCTAGATTCTGTAAATTCTTTGACTCTGTTTTTTAGTACCATTGTATTAGTTTTGTGTCTCTATAATTTATTATAACTTTTTTGGGAATATGCTTGACAATATTACTGCCTTTACGGTAATATACAGATATAGAGAAAGACGACCACCTCCAAGTGCAAATTAGTGTGATCGCCTTTCCGTAAACCCTTATTAGGTCTAAGCCATGTTAGCATCCAATCCTGTTTCTGTCAAAGTCCCCGTTATGTCTGGCAATTTCACTATGATTGCCAGAGGTCAAAAGCACCATGTCTCCTTAGAAGTGTGGGGAGAAGGACAGATTACCACTCTCCGAGTCACTTGCCAACAAACTGGTAAGCAGTGGTGGTTTGACACATTTAATAGTAAGTTAAGCCGGGGGTTTAGTCCCGATGGAAAACTCCCCAACTGTGAACTGCCTAAGATTGAATTTCAACCCGTCAAAAATTCTTTTGTATTATCTCCTACGATGGGATTTGTCGATTGCGGAGGGCGTTACTACGAGATTCCTAGTAACGAACCTACAGACGATTTTATTGATGATGATACCGAGCCGTCGGATTTAAGTCGGTACAGCGAACCAATGACCGATCCGACGACATGGCAAGAGTTTTAATTAGTTATCAGTCATCAGTTATCAGTTGTCAGTAAAAACTATTAGGAGTAAACAATGATCATCAACGCAACCCCTCACACTATCACCATATTAAACAAAGCTGGCATCACCCAAGATGCAAAAAAACAGTTTTTGGGAAACAAAGAGGCGATTGTGGTTCTCAAGGAAATCCCAGCATCCGGGATTCTTCCTCGGGTCAAAATGTCCAACGAACCCGCAGAACCCATTGACGGCATCCCAGTAGAAACCGTTATCTACGGGAATATCGAGGGGCTACCAGATGCAGACGGGGAAACTTTCTACATTGTCTCTGGGCTAGTGGCGGCGGCCGCTAGTAGACAAGGACGGACGGACTGCCTTGCCCCCGGTGCAATCGTCCGGGATGAATCTAATCTCTCGAATGTTTTAGGCTGTTTGTTTTTACAAAAGCCCTAGCCGATCCGAAACGGGAACCTTTCCCGTATGCCTAGCGGCTCAATTCTAGGCACTGATGAGGATAGAAGGAGTTACGGCTATCCTAAAATGGGAGGTGCAATTCCTCCCTCTACAAATCGATATATTTGAACATGAACATGAACGAGGAATCCAGAAAAATACTAGGAACAATTGCAAGGCTAGAGAACGTATCGTATCTTTTGATTGCTACCTTAATCGGAATGGCAGTGTTTGGAGTAGGTCAAACACTCCACAAAGCTAATCACTACCTTACATCACAAGGACACGAAAACCCAAAAGTACTATTGCTTCCATCTTGGAGGTGTGGAACATTTACCGAATTGAATTTCCGTCAGAACGACGGAAATAGAGGATATTTGTGTGTAAAACAGATAAAGAGGTAGGTTGTCCAATCAGTACTCAACGAAGTGAACCCTAATAAGATGATGCTGTAGCAAATGCAGATTGGCGCATAGAAGATTAAGGTTATCAGTAAACAAATTATTTAGGAGTAAAACAATGACAATGATGGATATAGGACAATTCCCTAAGATTGACTCAGCCCCGCAAGAGTTCAAGTTAAACTGGTACGCAACAAAGTTAATTTATCCTTTTAAATACTCAGAAGGAGTTCATTATTTTATTCAAAAGGATCAAGAATGGATAATCGACGAAATTGCTAAATGGGTAAAGGAAAGAGAACATCGCAAAGAAGATTTTTCTTTAATTATTGACTGGAAACTAAAAATAAGTTCAAATTCAGATCATTTTGCTACACTAACCTGCGAAAATCGCCAAAATGCCGACTTTAAGTTTGCCTTTTTTGCATTTTTCCCAAATACTGATATTGAGTTATTCTACGATGGTAATCCCATAGACGAAGTAAGCTTTTGCTTACTTACTAATCCCGATCCCTCTGAAATGATGTTAATGCTTGAAGAAGAATGGATATATTTACTTAGTATTGCATCAAGATTGTTTACTTAGTTTCGATCAGTTATCAGTTATCAGTCAATAAACATCAACCAAATAAAAAAATGAACCCTCTGTATAAATTAGGCAAATATCACAATTTAGCCAAGTTAAACAAGATAGTAGAATTGATTTGCAGTTCTACTACCTTTTCTGCAAGAGCTAAACACAATTGGGTTAACAGTCCTTTAGAGTTGTTTGATCCTTATTCTCTATGGTGGACATTGGGGGTAGAATGGCACGTTGACGACATTGATGAAGATAAAAAATATTCAATTATTTTAATTGTTCAGAGTGACAACTATGAACTCTACTCTTCTACAGTAAACAATGATACTTTAGAAAAACTCTTGAAAAATTATACTCCCTTTAAAAGCATGGATGATCAAATAAACTCTTTATTAGTCCAAAGAAAAGATACTCAAAAATTAGTCTTAAAAACGGGAGATATTTTACTACTGGACATATCCTGCTACCATAAGCTGGAAAACACAAAAAAAACAGAAGACCCTTTTATGTTTATTAACTTAGATATTGACTTTATTCCAAGAGTCAAGGAAGCGGTCAAGGTTGTCAATTATTTTGTTCACGATTTTTTTGTAATCAATGAGAAGTAAAACAATGGGAGAAGAAATTGAAGAATGTATGTCTCCAAGCCAGCGTCATTTTTGGCTTTGCTGGTATCAATTATCTCTTTTAGAGAAAAAGGTCTGTTTTTATTTTCTTTGTGGGTTTGATAACAAAGAAATTGCTAAAAAACTTTTACTAAAAACTAAAATAGTGAATGATTATACGACGGCAATTTTAAAAAAATTTAATATTTCGACTCAACCTAAGTTTATGTTCTTTTTCTATCAGCATACGGGATGGGATATAGCCAAAGATATGATTGACGACGACGAAAAAGAACAATGCGCTTTATGGGGTGTTCAAAAATGTCTAATTCCGCCTAGAATATGGAAAAATATGTAGTTTAACGAAAATCTATGACTAATACTACCGAGAACACATATACACCAAATTTTGTTTCTCCGCCGGGAAAAACCCTTGCTAAAATCCTAAAAGAAAGAAAAATACCTAAAACTGAATTTGCTAGTCGCATGGAGTTGCCGAAAAAGACTATTAATCAACTTATAAAAGGTAAGGCAAAAATTACTGTTCGTATTGCTTATAAAATGGAATTAGCCCTAGGCGTACCTTCTGCTCGTTTCTGGATAGAGCGTGAAAGACTTTATCGAGAGTCTCTAGTAAATCAAATTGATTTGAATATTTTTACAACTGTTAACGAGGATTTATGAATCTGTACCTAATTAGAGATTCAGTTACATCATTTGGTCTTTTTGTTGCAGCAGAATCAGAAACAAAGGCTATCTGGCATTGGTGCAATTATTTTAATAGCAATAATGACAATCCAATCGAAATAGAAGAAATTAACATTAATACTTCTGGTATCGTTTGGGAATGTGGGTGGACTACTACTAACCCCTAAAACCGCTTCTAAACCGATTAACAGGAGCAGAAGTAACAATCGTGCTAATAACCTTTTCATGTCCCTGAAACTCATTTTCAAGAGAATAAAATGCCCCTGATAGACTATCTACAATGTCATTAGTCGGGGGTGTTTTTTTGCTACCATCAAAACCTTGGCAGGCATTTAAAAACCGAGTGTTCCACGTCCCATCTCTTAAGATAAAGATTTGTCCCCGACTGGCTGCCGTGGCTACTGGTAAAGCCCGCGTTAGTTTGTCCCCTTGAGGTGCTATCGCTCTAATATCATGATTCGGATGATTTTCCCTAATTACATTAGTAATGGTATTCTCAACAAATTTACCACTCGATCCCCCTTCCTGCTCCCATCTTACAGCTACGGTTCTACCATCCAATTCAGCAGTATTTTTAAGCATTAATTCAACTTCCCCTACCTTTTTCTGCTCACAGATATTATCGGCAATCACATAAGCAAATTCCTTAATCTCAGTTGAATCTGACAATGTGTTCTTAATTCTTTGGTATTTGTAAACAAGAGTGCCACTGGTATAACAATGATAGTTTTCGGCATTCTCTTTGGCAGTTGCCGCTAAATCCCAGAATCTTACTTTACCTATTAACTTCCAATCATCGGGTATTTTATCGAGAATCTCAAACCAAGTCCGATCAAATACCGTGCCAGCTTCGTATTTAACCTTCCAGTTACCCCTGAGAAGTCTTTCCCGTTCAATAGGATGCAAGGCATAAAGGTTGGCTAAATAGGTAGGGTTAACTCTAATTAAAGCTGGATTATCAAAAATCGTAGCAGGAATAAAAGTAAAGCTTTTAATCAGATTATCTGGTGTAATATTAATATCTGTATTTGATAAAAACTTTTCTCTTTTATCTTTAGGAATAAGGTCAAAAAGTTCATTTTTAAGACTAAATTTATCGATTAGTTCTTCTTTAGTATCAGCCCAATGAACTACACCGCTTTGCCTAACAAAATATCGAACTATTCCCCCTCTTTCTTCAATAGCATACCCAGTCTTAGGGTCGATCCACCAAGAGATAAAACTAGCTACCCAAGAGTCAGCGTCAGGGTTACAGGTTGCTCTAACTGCGGGTTTAATGCCTGATACCGAACGGTTTCTAGAGAGAAGATAGAAAAATTGTTCTTCTGTAAAATGGGTTAATTCATCAAAACCTATCCTTGCAATTTGTCCCCCTTGATAAACATAGACAGTTTTTTCGTATTGTAAATGTCTAAAAGATATTTTCGATCCAAATGGAAATCGCCACCCTGGAGGCTTTTCAATAAAATTACCTTTCACTGCTTGATAGATTTTTTGGCTTTCATCTATTAGTCCACCCGCTTGAGTAAATTCAGGATACGTCCGACGAAATATAACAGCCCGATAGTCAGGATTGCTAATAAATTCTTGCCGGGCAAAATCAATTAATAGCCCGGCACTATTATGCGTAACTATATAATCATCTGTTAAATAAAGATGATTTGGATTGCTAACAGTAATACAACGAGCGTAATCAATTTCAGTTGGTTCAATAGAAACAATTCTTTTACCCGGCCAACTTGATCCCCCATTAAATTGTCCAAGCATTTTCGCTCGTTCAACTTTACGCGGCAAACTAAAAAGTAATTCAAGGTGATTTCCCTCAACAGCCACGACGTAAGCTGTACGACCATCTAAATGCTCCCCTTTGTATCTATATTTTGGTTGTCTTTTCGTAATCTTAGCCATATAACCCAAAGAACGAACCAAAGAAGCTACCTGAATAGCCAAATCTTTACTGGTTGTGCAATAGGAAACTTCTCTTTTTTTGTCTCCAACAGTTCCATCTGTATCAAAAAGGCCTTGAGCAAACGCATAACGAAAATCAAGAGATGCCGATAAATAGCCGTCGGGAAATACTTTTTCCCACGCTCTTTTTCCTTTATATTCATTGTTGCTTATCCAAGACTTAACCCATTGAACTTTTGTTGCGTTGACGGATAAAACTTCTAAACGGTTATCTTTTATTGGTGTTCGTGTTTTAACGGTAGCTTCTTTCCCTAAAATATCAACGAGTTTATCAGCAATAAATCTATCAGAAGTTGTTACGATAATTGAATCACTACAATAAGAACCATCGCCTATTAAACAACCGTAAAAATAGGCTCTGCCAGTATCAGACCTGTTAAGTGCCGTAAATTGCAATGGCGCGTTAACTGGAACAATAAACCGTCTTCCTTTGCTAATCTCAGTAATCAACCAATTAGTATCCCTAACCCTTGCTCTTGTAATGTAATTAGTATTCCATCCTCTAGGTGTCAGATTCTCCTCAATTCGATTAATCCCGTTACTAGACTTCCTGCGGCTATTACGGCGAGATTCCCAAAAAGACCATAAATGATCGCCACAGCATTCTGTACTTGTACCGTCTTCAAAAGAAACCCGATAAAATTGTTTGAATCCCTGTTCGTGAATTTGGACGATTTCTTGATACTGACCATCAGGATTCATAATCTTATCCCCGACTTTAAGATCAGAGAAGTCGATCCATTGACCGCTCCATCCCAAGACCTTTGAATCTTTCATTTGTGATTCATTAAAACTACTATTATATGATAATAGTCTTTTCCCTAAAAGCGCATCCGCCATAGAAAGCATTTTATCTCGAATCGCTTTTCCTGTCTTGGATGCACGCCCTGCTTTTCCACTTCCTGCGCCTCCGCCATAGAAGATTACATCAGCGTCAATTTTTCCAAATAAAGCTTGTTTTCCCTCTTGTAATTGAGGAAAAACAATTTCTTCTTTGGTGTTAACAAGTCGATATTTTTCGGTCGCTGTTTTTATCTTTGAGAGATTTTTTAATGATAATTTACTCGCTT